TTTACACTATAAACAACACCAGTCGTTTCTGCTTTTCTTGCGGATGCAACTTCTTGTACTGTTGGAATATGTAATACATCTCCTGCACCTTGTACCATTGATGAATAATCATCAAAGAAAGGTTTTAAGACGAGATTTTTTTCGAAATATCGGTAGATAGATTGACCCCAAATCTCAGGAATAAACACATCAATATGTGCTGCTCCTGATAGGTCTCCACCTGCCGAACCTTGCGTAGTTGTTCCACTAAACGCGTTAATAGCCATTATAGACTCCTTTTAATTACTTGCGATAGCTATCTAAGATTTTACTCCAATTTGAGCTTCTTTCCTCTTTAGATAAATCAAGCCATGCTTTATTATCAGGATTGTTTGCTCTCGCTGGAGTGCCATCAGTAGGTGCTACCGAAGTTTTTTTATTAATTAGTTTAGAATGAAGAACACGAATCTGACCTAAACTTAAAGATTCAAATTCCTTTTTGTCCTCATCTTCAAAATCGGAAAGCAATTCTTGCTTAAAAGATTCTTCACCTTTTTTTAATCTATTGTAATCTTCCTCAATAGTATCAATATGGCTTTGTCTCTTTTCAGCTAACTCTTTCCATTCATTTTGCTTTGCCATTCTATCATCTTCTTGCTTGGCTATTTGCTTTTGCAATTCAGATAGTTTAGCTTCGGCATCTTGCGCCCGACTGCGATACTTTTTGCTTTCTGCAATTAAACTACCAGTCTCGGGATTTACTGGTTGTTCTACTTGGCTATTAGTTGCCACCTCTTGCGCTACTTCTTGCGCTTGCTCTTTTGTTACTTCAGACATTCTGTCCTCCATGTTTGTTTAAAAAAAATTTTAACCTTTTTTCCATTTGGTTGATTTACTAGCGGTCTTACTTGGAGACCATTTAACTTTATTAGACCAGTAAGCTGCGCTCATCTTACCCTTTGCTATATTTTTGCGATGCCTAGATTTGAATGCTTTACGTTGCCCTACTGTTTGATTAGTCTTAACTCCTTGTTGACCAAATCTAATAGTCTTAATCTTATCTCCTTCTTTAGCTACTACAACATGAGACTTTTTAGGATGGCTAGGAGTGCGCTTAGGCTTGTTAAAACCTTTTAGCCCTAATCTAGTTAGTCTTGGGTCTTTTGCCATTATATATTCAAATCTATTTCTATATCTTTAGCAACAAATCTCAAGATATTGTTTTCTATTTTTTTTGATAAATAATCTTCAACAAGTTGTTGATTACTATTATTTAATCCATAAATATTTCTTCTAGGCTTATTACCTCTTTTTTTAGCGTGACCCATTACTTTATTGCCATCAGCAAACAATATTTCTACGCTTGTTTTAGTTGCTTTTTGCGCTTTAATAGAGTCTAACATCTTGCCAGTTAATCTTAAATTAGGTGGAGATACTTGCCTGTCTTTTGATACACCTTTCTTACCAACCTTACCAGACTTTTTTAAATTAAAATAACTATCTATAAAAACTGTTCTTACGCCTTTTTTCGTTTTAATTCTTCTCCAACCTACTCCAGCATTTCTAGTTGAATAAGGTGGGAATTTATCACCATCACCATCTTGACTTATCCCCTTATCAGCATCTTTCACTATTCTAGTGGCTAACTTACCGCCAAGAATTAACCAATCTTTTTTATCTGTTTTAACTATATTAAATATCTTCATGCAACCATCCAACTGTGTCTGCAATTAAATCCGCCTCGTGTTCCAAAAGGTGTCCTAGAACCTTGCACTTTTGCTTCTGTATAGCCGTTTGCTGGTTCATTAAAATGCGTTGAAATACACGCAGGTCTAGTCCTTGAATCTTGAGTTCCAACATAAGTCCATCTAACATCTTCTCCTTTGAAAACGCTATATCTACTAAAGTCACTAAATTGTCTTAAGCCAGTATTAACTGCTACATTTAATTGATGAGTGGCTAAACTAGTTTCTCCTAACTCTGCTACGATTGTTGTAATACTAGTGTTGCTGTAAATATTTCTAAATAAGAGTTTCTTTAAATCGTTGCCATAAGCATTAGCCCTACCTAATAATTTTTGTGTGTCTAAATCTTTTAATTGCTGTAAGGCTTCAATGCGCTCTGTTCCCATTAATGTGATGCCTCTATTACTTGCTTCCTTTACCGCTTGAGCTAATACCTTATCATAATCATCCATTAAATTATTGATTTCATCGCCATAACCTTTATCAACTAATTCTTGTAAGAAGTTTAATCTTTTAGTTGTATTAAGTAATTCAGCATCAGTCATATCTTTCATTTTATACGCTAACCTACCTAAGTCATCTTTTAACTCATCTTCTATTCTTTGAATATTGTTCATAAATGTATTAACAGATATTTCTACCGCATCAGGCATTTAAAATTCTTTCAACTTGACTTATTGGTTGTTGCGCCTCACGCTCTTGTTGAACGCCTACTGCTTTCTCTTCTTGCATCTCGCCCATTTTCATCTCTAATTCTTCATCACTCATATCAGGATTAAAATACAATAGTAAATCTTTTTGGCTCATAATGCCATTAGCACGCTTCCAATCAAGCATCTTTAATTCTTGGTCAACTGTTAATGGGAAAGCTATCTCACCAAAATCAATAGACAAATCCTCACTTAACGATAACGAATCATGCACATCCAATATTGTTTTATCAATCTCAAATCTATCATGTTCCCATTGTCTAAAATAAGATATGTCACTTTCCCTTGATTCTAAATTTTCAATCTCCATAATCCGTAATGATTCACCACTTGGAGCATTACCACCAGATTCACCCCATCTAATCCTTAAGTGATTATTCTCTGCGGTTTGATTAGCGAACGCTTTTACTGCTTCAATCATTTCAATTAAACTTCCAGCAGGAGATACATATTGAAAAGTCGCTCCTTCAGGCAATATTATAGCTGAATCTATTCCTGATTTAATAACTGATTGCCCTTCATCAATCCCAGTAAATACAGGCTGACCCAACTTTGAGCGAACACTTAAAGCAATCTCTGTCATCGCAATGCCAATTTGAACTGCGCTCCTAACAACATCAAAAGATGATGAGGGATAACAAACTCTACTAATTGGATTCACGCCATAAGGATTTAGCATATCTTCATTGCCTTTTATAGCGAATCTCTTTCCTTTTTGATTGAATTTGAAATGCATCCCTGGCATTCCATCTCTGTCTTCAGACCAAAATACAAACATTCTATCATTTCTACTTTGCCCCTTGTCTATCTCATAACTATACCCATAAGGCTCTGATTCGCCTTCTAAATAATACTCTTTAACGATTGGCAATACTTCATATTCTAATCTTTGTTTGCGTTCATTATATTTTGTTTTAAAATGACAACTACCTAATAGCCAAGCCAACTCACTAAATTGTTTTGTTTGACTATCTAACATATATGCAATTCTTTTATAATCATCATTCTCTTCACCGCCAATATATCTTAAAGGGGCTTCCTTATATAGCATCATTCTCGCCCTTGAAAATCTAGGAACAACCTTTTGTGGGTATGTTGGAATCTGGCTTAATGATTCACTACTAAACCATTGCTCTAAATGCTTATCCATATTGATATTAAAATAGAAATCTAGAGCAGTCATCCTTTCTACTTTTTGCTTATCTTTAAAATCTTTCTCAGCATCCGCTACTGTATTTAATATAATCTGCTCAGAGAGTTCAGGGATTACGACTTGATTTACTGTTCTGCCAAAATTGTACATTTATTCACCATTTCATTATTGTACTAGCTTTACTTATCACAGGAAACTTATAAGCTATTGCATAGCTACAGGCATCTAATGCGTGCGTTAGTTCTAGTTTTGATTTATCAATCCCACCTTTCTTATCTCTCTGCACTTGTTCTAAATCTTTTATTAAGTAAATGCATTTAGGGTCAACTGTCATTGTAACATTACCCTCTGCATCTAATAACTTTCTATTCAACGCGTTTAATCTATCTATATGACTTGGATGAGACCTTTTTGCACGAATTAAAAACCCAAAATCTTGTAGGATAGCAAAATCAGAACGATTAGAAGTTGTGCTTCTTGCCTTACCTGCAGGGTCAGGATAGACCTCGATGTTAGGCGCGATGGCTTTCATCTTTCTAGCCATTTCTTCAGTATTACTATTCTTTAATACTACCTCATTAAAATAATGTATTGTACCATCAGTATATTGACACGCTAATACCGCAGTCATAGCTGCTACATTAAAATCACAGCCCCACCATAATGAGTTTGGTATTTCCTTTGCCTTCTTAACATGAATCTCTCTATCAAAGTTCCAAGCTGCTCTATTACCAGTTGATTCAAATGATGCTTCGAACTCTTGCCTAAATAATGTAGCATCCATTGTTCTTTTAGCTCTTGCTATTTCTTCTGCTGGTACAAACCCGCCATCTATTGTTTTGAATTGCCAAGACTTCCAATCTGGTTCTGTTTGCCCTTTACTATATAAATCATACATCACATCATAACCGCTTGGTGTGCCTATAAATAATACGCTTCCTTGCGTTGTTGCTAACATAGGATATATAATTTCTTCCCATACATGAGGTTTAATATAAGCCATCTCATCCATTACGCATTTAGTAAGTTCGACTCCACGCAAGTTATGTTCATTGTCTGCTCCTTTGACTGCGAGTTCAGCACCATTTTCAAAAATAACTGACATCTCACTCTCATTTAATTTAGCCCCAACAAACCCTGCAAACATTTGTCGTAGAATAGGAAACACTATCATCTTTCCTTGCCTGTATGTAGGCGTAATGAACCACCTTCTTTCGCCTTCTTGGAATGGGTCTTTCAATAAATACATAAGACTTAAGATTGTCTTTCCCCACCTGCGACCACATACTA